ATATGTTATAGTAAATCCTGTTACCGAACCACCAGATATTGTGGCAGTTGCGGTTGGTAGTGTTGTCGCTACGGAAAATGACTGTGTGACTTTTGGGCCACCAAACTCATTATTCTCATATGTTTCTGCTATTGCCTTCTTGATAAACGACTGATTACTTACAAATCCATAATAATTTAATTTCATGGTAAAGTTAAGTGTCCAGTTAATACTTTGTCTATCTGCAAATGCACCTTCAAATGTATCTTCGTAACTAACACTATCTAAAGTTATTTTTATATCTCTTTTAATACCCAACTCAGGCAAATCATTTATTGTCACATTGAAATCTGGGTTGAAGTATGGAAAAATTTGTTCTACTATCTGTAATGCGTCTTCTTGATTTTTTGCAAATACATATAAAGACATGTTCATATCATATGGTGTAGATACAAAACTTGTTCTATATGAATTTGTTTCCGCACCACTAGTAGTTATGTTCTTTTGTACAGGAGAAACCTTTCTAGATGGGTCATACTGGAAACCTACTATTTCAAATCCCATTCGTGGCAAACTAATCGCCACTTCTCCACGCGATTCTGTAGTTGGAATTGCTTCAATCCTAGTCAAAAACTTTTGTTTTGTAGAATATGAAAGAGGAACCCTTATTACTTGTTCAGTAACACCACCAGCATTTGACCTGTTTATTTGGATATTATTAAAAATAGTACCAAATGCAATTATGGCTTTGCGTGTATGTTGATTGTAAAATTGTTTATTCTTAAACATTATATTTCACCAAATGGATTCTTCTCTGTAAAGTCTAATATGTTTGACGCGGCTTGCCAAGAATCAAAGTCTTCGTTATCCACACCAACATTTCCTCTACTGGTTTGGAAACTCTCTAGTATCAGAGTAGATTGGTCTTCTAGTCTTAACAAGTCGCCATCCTCCAACTGGAACTGGAACTGTAGAATGTCAAGACTTTGCAAGTCTTCGATTCCATCGATATCACTATCACCAGTATCAAGTCTTTCTGAACTGTATTCAAAGAGTTCGCATTGAAGTCTGAATGTGTAAATCTTTCCTAACTGATAGAACGGATTCTGAAACTCTACTAGTTTAATTTCAAATAAAGATTTTGTTTTTGGGAAGTATAACAAATCACCTTCAGCTGGTCTTGCTGTTAACTGGAATGACCCACCAGCATCTTCTTCTCTATCAACCATCTGTTCCCACCTTCTTTTAGAAAGAACAAATGTTGCTTGGTCTCTAATTTCTATTCCAAACCTAGTGAATAGTTCTCCTTCACCCTCATATCCTTCTACATTTTCCATGTACATTTCGAGAGGATATTGTTGCGTGAACTTAGATAATTCATCTTCATCAAAAATAGTATCCCTGTTTACCAAAGTCCTAGGCATATAATGAACATCGTGTCCATATATCTTCAGGCTCTCAATAACTAAGTCTTCTACTAAACGCTGTTCGTTAGCAGTTCCACTTGTATTGCCAGATTGGAAGTAAACATTCGTTGCCATTTATTTACCCTGTCATCATCATTGGGGGTAATTCATACTTCATCTGCATTTCGTCTTCTATGATAGAAATTTCTTGAATTGCTTCTCCGTATATCTGGTCACCATTGAGTGTTACTCCGCCTGGCAACGCGATTCCCCCGAACTTTTTCATGTTCTCGCCCCATTGTCTTTTGATAAGAGCAGTAGCATATCTTTTCAAGAACATATCATCATAAACCTCTGTGAATGTATCTGGGTCTATTATAGCATATGCTTCCGCGACTATATAATTATCTATATCAAAAGTTGTATCCATGTCCGTATCTATATACATTCTGTTTGTTTTTCTGTTGAATCTAATAGCTCTTTCATTACTGAATATACTTTCTAACACATTCAAATGTGTCTTAACCATTGAGTAGTATGTAATGTCAGCAGAAAGTAGATTGTATAAGTCATTCAATGCAAACTGATAATCTACATCAAACAGTCCATCTGATTTACTACCCACAAGAGCACCGAACTTGAACGCTCTTATTATATTCAAAATATTATTACCTATAGGGATATATCCATTTTCTATATCACCCTTCGATATACTTTGAATAGTTGCAGTAGTACCAGACTCCGAACCTGTAATTACTTCGCCCACTTCAAATGCTGAAGCGGTAACTGATTTTTCGTATATTACTGAAGTACCAGAACTTGAATCGTGTATTGTTGATTTCGCACCAGATGTTCCACCAATAAATGTTTCCCCTGCTGTGAATGTAGCACTACCTGTCAAAGTTATGGTAGACCCAGTTAACTTGTGTTTTATAAACGACCTTTCGACACCATCGAAATGGTATTCATTCCAATGTTGAAAGGCATCATCTATTCTATCTGATATTTGGTCTTCATCGACATTGATTTCTATTACTGGATGTCCTAATCTTCGCAAACAATAGTCGATGAGTCCTTGTCTTGTGGATAACGCCATGTGGACTCCTAAAAATAAATTTAAATTCTGTGACTATTTATAAGACTTACGATTGGTCATATGCGTACAGCAAGGCCTTGAGAGCGTCAATTTCCGCTTTCACGAATGCTGTAGTGGCAATTTGTGTTGTGTTTGTCCCAGTAGACGCGGTTGGAGCGGTTGGTGTTCCTGTCAAAGCCGCACTAGCAAGAGGTGCCTTGGTAGCAATATTATTTGTAACTGTAGTAGAAAAGTTTGCATCATCACCCAAAGCAGCTGCAAGTTCATTTAAAGTATTTAAAGTTCCCGGCGCTGAATCAACAATGTTCGCAACTGCTGTATCAGTATAGGCAGTTGTAGCAATCTTTGTACTATTGTCACTTGCGGATTGTGTCGGCGCAGTTGGGTTACCAGTAAGCGCTGGACTAGCAAGGTTTGCCTTTGCAGATAAATCTGGTGGGGTATATGTGAATACACCAGTACTATTATTATATGTTAACGCACCATCACCAGACCCGACTTCAGCAATTGCTGCCGATATACTAGTTAAAGATACCGCGTCTGATATTCCATACCCAGAAACAGTAGTTGGTTTACCTGTTATATCAGAGAAAGCAAGAGTAGCACTAATCGCCTGTTTATTACCACTACCATCTTGAATTTCTAGGTTATGACTACCATCATTTTTAAGTTTCATCCCACCAAGGTCAAGAGTATTACCAGAAGTATAGATGTCTCTCCATCTTAATGTAGATGAACCAAGGTCATATGTATCGTTTGCAGAAGGAATTACATGTGAGGTTACTCTATCTAATCCAGATTCTTCGTGTGCATCTACACCTTTCCACTTTTTAAGTGTGGAATCATACATCAAGAATTTGTTATTAACCTTCGCGGTTGCTCTATCAATATCATCTAGGAATTCTAGTCTGACTTCACCACCGCCACCGATACCTTGCATACCCAATATTAATTGTCGTATGTTTGTATTGATTTCGTTTATTTGTTTCTGAACACTCGCGGTCTCATCAACCTGTTCCTGTACAACTTGTTTTTTCTCAGCAAGATATTGTACAGCGAGTTCTTGGAGTTGTCTTTCTTCCTTGTCTTTCTTCTCTGCTGTAGGTTTGAGACTAAGAACATCCATAACTGTACTTAAAGCATCTTTACTTACATTAAATGTCTCTGGTTGTGCTTCCTCTGTTATCTCTTCTACTTCTTCTAGTGTACCAGCATATTTCATTTCTAACCTATTAACCTTTGCTTCCAAGGCAGAAATGTCTGGGTCTAGTTTTCCTGTGGTGTTTGGTTCTGGAGGAGGTAATTCTTCGGGCCACTCTTTTTCCTGTGGCATTTCTATTAGTGTAGTGGGGTGGTCTTTCAACTCATAAGGTTGAGATGTTGTAGACATATCCTCTGTCATTTGACTTACTGGACGGATATCAAACTCTGAAGCCATTTTCTCTGGATTGATATCTGCAAAGAAATCTGGAGTATCTACTACTGGTGTTTCTTCAACCTCTTCTTTATATAATATTGGAGTTACATCTTTAAACTCATCTCTGATTTCTTCTAACTTTTCTAATTTGTTTTTATTTTGTTCTTCTGCTTCGGAAAGTTTTTTGAGTTCGCTCTTAAACACCCCCCAAAAGTCTTCCTTTACTTTTGAGCGATGAGCGTTTTTCTTTTCGGTTTTCTTAACTTGTTTGAGTACTTCTTCTTTTTGCAAATCAAGAGTTCTTGTTTTCTCTTTTGCAATCGCCTCAAAGAGTTTCTTTAACTCGTCCATTATTTTTCCTTTTTTTCTTTCGGTTTGTCAAAAGATACAGTCACACCACTATCATTCCATTTCTTCTTTTCTTCTTCGCTGTAGTCTTCAC